ATTAAGCACAACAACAACAACATAGCAAAAGGGGAATAACTAATGACATATTACCAAGCGAACACAGATAGCGAGATGCTTATCTGTGACGATTGCGGGGCTAGCCGTTGGGCAGAGCATCCCAAATACGGGACAAACACCGACACACGGATAGAAGAAGAAAAAATAACGGGTATTCGTTGGGCGTGGACACCGCGCTATTCTTCGAACCCTCTTAAATGTTTCACTTGTGGCGGGGTAGCAAAATGATGAACACAAAAGAAGAGACACTACACTACGCGCTAAAAGAGTTAAGCGATAATCTAATCATGTGGGGAATAGATAACTCACTCGGTATTAGGGAAGATATGACAAGTATTAAAATTGGGGCTACAGGCGCGACTAATTTAGTGGCACTTGTAAACGCTCTAAACAACGAGATAAGCCGACAAAATTTAGTTATCAAAGAACTAGAGAAAGGGAACTAATGAAAACTAACATAACAAAACTACACAACGGGGCGCTAGAGATAAGCGCCTTTGTAAAAATAAAAGAATTCTCTAACGATATCTGGCTTGAATCTCAGGTCTATTACGGGTTCACTAACTACGAAGCACGGCAAAAGTTCAAGCGCCACCTATTAGAAACAGGTCGCCAACTCGCCTAAGTTAATCGCCTAGCCCGCAAGGGGTAGCCCGTCGAAGGGCAACTAGGCACAAGGTCTTAAGACCGAAGAACAACCAACTATGAAGGGAAAACTATGAACAGATACAAACTACAAGCAAGCCTAAACGGGCGAATTAGCACGGTGATATTTAACGATTTAGACGATATCGAAGCAATGTATACGGGGATATTTAGAACGTTAGACAAGGCAAGCACGAGCCGAATTTGGTCAAAGGGTTATATCGCGCTTACTAATCTAACGACAGGCGAGTTAGTTAAAGAGATGCCAGCAAAATGACCAGCCAAAACGAGTTAGCGCAGGCAATCGGCAAGCATGGACTGCTAAGGGTATCGGGTACAGAGTTAAGGTTTGCGGTCTTAATACTTGACTCGCGGAATCGGTACGGGCATATAGATTATTTGTGTCAGCCGATAGCGGGCGAGGGTTCGCAGTGGCATCAGTCGGACAGTGTGACGGATGTCATATAAATAGAATGTAATAAGTATAACTAAGTGTGATACGATTAACAATAACAACAACTAAAAAAGGGGATAACAAAATGCTAGTGAAAACGATAGGCACAGACAAGGACAACGGATACGGAGCAAACCAGCATCTAATCGTGCAGGTTACAGCGCCCAAGATAACGGGGACTATGAAAATATACCCAATGTCCACCACCGACAGGCTTAGGTGCGAAGGCACACTAACAATTAACGGTTACGAAAAGAACATATTCGCAGGACACGCAGTAAAGAAAGATGGGGTTTGGGTTGGGGAACTAACCAAATATGGCACAACGAGCGCACTAACAGATAAGCAAATGGTGTTAGCAAACCAAGCGATAGAAGCAATGTGCGCACACGCCGACAGAGACACGCCGTTTTTCTATGAGATGGAAAGCGTCGAGCGCTATTACATCGAGATAGATATTGAACGCGCCGAGGAAAAAATTAAACTGTTACAGGCTGAAATCACAGAACAGATGGACATAATCCAGCAGTGCGCTTTTAAGTTACGAGCGAACAAGGTGACACAATGACCAACGGAGAACGAACTTTGATGCTTGGCTTATTGTTTGTGACATTACTAATTACTATTCCGTTTAGTTTCTTCGCGTTCTATTTGGTTGAGGCTTGCGTTATTGCTTGGTGGGTGCGCCGTACTGACCGAAAGAAAATGCGAGGGTAGCGAACATATGTTTGGCGAACAGGTGTTCGTTATGCATGTCTTAAGACAGTATTGTGTGACGAAAGTCACAGGGGTTGTGACAAGTGTCACAATGTTTGCCCTTGACAAGACACTATTAAGTGTGATACAGTATAGATACAACTTACGAAAGGGGAAAGCATGAAAGGTATATGCGAAGGTTGCTACGACCACAGCATAATCAAACAGGATAAATGGGGTAATTGGAATTGCGAGTTATGCGACCCAAAACTCTTTGAAGAAGAAGGCAAACTAGTAAATAGAAACGGCAAAGTTTATATGACTGGCTCAGTCATAAACGAAATGTTATAAACAAACAACAACGAAAGGGGAAAGCATGAAGCAATCATTAGAACAGCAACTAATAGATAAGTGTAAAGAGTTAGAAATCGAACTGAACATTAGCGAAGATGAAATATGGATGGACTTGACAACCAATCATGTCTTCGGGACTAACGGCGAGAACTGGGAACATTGCATAGTGCCTGACGAGCACGACTGGCACTCTGACCAGCGCATTAACGGCAAGACGGGCAAACGATACAACTATAAAACAGAATACAACGCAACGATAAAAATAATGTTAGATGCAATCAACACACTACAAGAAGGGGAGAGATAATGCCACAGATAATAATAATGGGGCTATCGGGAGACAGCAAAGTCTTACCGATGACCGCGACAAAGACAGAGATAGTAGACGCGATACTTAAGACACCAACTAAAGAATACAAAATCATGGTAACCGAAACCAATTACACCGCCTACTATATTCAAGCGCAAAGCCCTGACGAAGCCCAACAGATATGGGAAGACAACGGGTACGAAAGCGACAAGCAAAAGGTAGAAGACAGCGAGTGTACCGTCTGGGGAATTGAAGAAGTAGAGGGGGAGTGATGCAATACCCAAAGAACCTAACTGACGAACAGCAAAAGCAACGACTACAAAAGGACGAGCGAGCCCGTCTCAGACGAGCAGGCATATCCCTAGAAGCAATAAAGAAGGCAGGGAAATAATGGATACACCTAACGAGTTACCACAAATAGACGACAACGAACGGCGAGAACTAGAAGCCTTTACACAGGGCTATATTCTTGGGTTGGTTGCCGATGACAGGGCATACGAAGGATTCGATGAGTTCTATTCTTACAACGACAAGTGGGACATCAACATCCACGCAGTCGGACAGAAGCAACGCACCATCTACGCAGTTGCGTATCCGCAGATAGTAGACGCGGATGGCTACCTATCCACCGTCACATCTTGTTGGGTTGAGATAGGTCAATACGATATGAACGGGACACCACGACGAAAGGGGAAAGCACAATGAACGAGTTCGGTTTACGGATGAGCGACCACACCAACGAGGTCGCAGTGAAATGGGTAGGCGCAGACATACAAGCAATTCGCCCTGACTGGTCAGCAGATAAATGCAATGAAGTCTTGGGTGACCTAAGCAAACAACTAGAGGACAGGGTTATCGAGTTAGGAAACGATGCCCTCTGGTATTTGGTAAACGACTGGGAAGCAGACAACGAAGAAGACAACGATGAGTGACCAGCGAACTATCGGATACACCATAGACGACCAGCGCCTTGTCTGTCTTGCTTGCGGATACGCAAACAAAGACGCCCAACATATTGAGCCAGCGTACAACACGGGATACCCTGACGGGTTTACTTGTGCAGACTGTTGCGAGGTGACACCATGATTCAGCAACCAACTATCCACCATTACATCATGTCTTACGACAGCGATAACGAACTGTGGTATCACGATGTTGAGATGGAACGCGAGAAGTTTGAAGACGGCGCGACCATCAACACGGAGACAGGCGTTGCGTCGTGGGGATATCTAGGTGACGGGCAGTACGCCACCAATGAAGAAGAACTAAACAATCAAATCGTGAAAGCAGTTGAGATGATGAACGCCTTAAACGGGCAGACACCAGCACAACGCGACACGGACATGGACATTGACTATTACATTGACTACAAAGAAGGAGAGTAACCACATGAAAACTTATTCAATCACATACTCAATAACAATCGCACCCGAAGGGACAGACAAAGAAAACGCTATCGCTAACGGTTGGTTTGAGTTAAAGAACCTGCTCGCAGTATCCCCTAGCATCCGAGATTTTGTGTGCCACGAAAACGACATCACAGAACTATAAACAAAGCGCGACAACTACGGTTGAAGCGCAAGATTCGAAAACTAGAAAAGCAAAGCGAAGCAATGTGGGCATACAAAGTCCCTGAAGAACTGTTCACAATTAAAAGGTACATTGGCAAAACAGAATACGGGTACTGGAAAGGGGCGTACTATCGCAACGGCGAGATGTTCACCCCCTACCAGCACAAAAGCCACATGTTCAGGTCTTACGACAGAGCAGAATGGGCGTTGAAATCCAGCAACTTCTTACACGGGGCTACTAAAATGAGATACGAAATAATCCGAGTTGAATAATCTGATAGATTAAAGAGTGGACTGCTCTGCTCCGCAAGGTATCCCCTTCTCTTGCGTTGAGCGGGGCAGTTCATTAATTTCTGGGGTTTCCATAGGGAAATGATGCGACCGCACAGTGCCACCGTACTCAAGGTACTCGCGCTCTCGCGGAGTTTTACCACCCCACACACCGTACCTACGGACATCGGTTTTCTCTGATGCCATCGCAAAATCGAGACACTGGCTTGAGACAGGGCATCTCCCACACACCTGTATTGCTTCTTTATATATTCCTGCTGTAGAAACACCAACGAAAGTATCGGGAAAAAATATCTTTGTTCCCATGCTTCGGCATACCGCTTGGTCAAACCAATGCAAATGTTTTAAGTCAATCATGTTTGTATCTTTCTATAGTTGCTGTGTGTAGTTCGCTTTTAAGTTGTTCTATTAAAGCCCGTAGGCGTGCTATCTCGTCTAGTAAATCGTTTACCATTTTGTCAGTCAATATCCGTATCATCCAGTTTCTCCCCGCATATAGGTTTAGTTGGTAGCAATCGGTTGGGCATACATGAACACAAGTTCGCTTTCATGATTCGTTCTTAACATGGTGAACCATCGCGAGACAACCAAGGTAGCCTGCTGTGTCCACGATACTGTCATGATGCCAGCCACCGTCATCCAATGCTGTCCTAAGACGGGACAACTTTACTGCAACCATGAACAAGATAGCCTGCTCAACAGTTAAAGAAACCCCTGTCATCCCTTCAAAGATGTCGCGTGCCTGTGTGTAGTCATGCAATGGGTGTGCGTACTGCTTCTGTCTGTCACCAGTTATCAGTGAGTGTGCTTCTAACAAGATTTCTGCTCCGTTACAATCTTCAATCACGGTAGTTGTTTCTCCAAATCGCGGGTGAGAAGTTAAGTTCAACAGATTCTTTCTGGTCAAGACTTTCGTAGCATCGCATATATGTAGACACGGGTCGTTGCCTTCTTCAAACTCTGTGTCCTCTGTGAGTGTTGTCGGCACCCCGTCATGGGTGTAGCAGACAGGTGGCGAAACGAATCCGTTACGCACACCTATCTCTAACCATTGGTTAAACCCCAACTGCATCACATCCATTAGAACGCTTCTTCTTGTTCAAGGAAACCTATCTTGCCGAAACTATTCTCTACTTGGCTTAACACTTGCGGAGTTTTATCTACCAACACCGCATTGAAACGGCATGTTAAACCAACTTCGTCAGCCAAAATTTTGGTGGTGAATTTCTTTTGACCATCTTTTTCGTATGATGAAATGTCGAGTTTGCCTGCGACAATAACTCTTGCACCTTTTTCTATTGACGCTGCGGCGAACTCTGCCATCTGCCCGAAGACAGTGACATTGTGCCAGACAGTAACTTTCTTATCATCTTTACCGCTTGTCGTGGCAACAGTGAAAGTACCTACAGCCATACCTGTCTGACTGTATTTCAACTCTATTGGTTTGCCCGCGTTGCCTACTATCGTGATGTTATTCATTAGTTTCCTCTTTCATTGGTTGGATATTCGGTTCTCTTGAATTAGAGATTTTGGGTTCGCATAAATGCAAAGGCACTTCAACGAATTCTTTGTATGTATCTAGTGTCATATCGCATAGGTCGCAATACCATCTAGTTCTTCTGGCTCCCTTCATAAGCAGACTATATCAGGGCTGTATCGCAGACCATGGACGCCAGCCTGCTACATCGTGGAGTAGTTTGCCTGCGCGTAGGTTCGTTTCAGCGGTCAGTAACGGGGCTTGTGTGCATATGTTCATCCGTTTGCATACCAGTCCGTCGTATTGGGCGTGGTCAGGTTTCCAGTGGACGCCGTTGATTTGTAACAGCCCGCTGTCTGACCTGTGGTTCCATTCGGATACTCCTGTAATAAGACAGTTCTTATCTACTTTGTCTCCGCCTGCCCTGTTCGGGCAACACCCTGATTCTCGTTGGATAATTTTGATTAACTTCGGGATGTCTTCGGTATCCCACCCTGCTTCTACTGCCATGGCTGGCACCCATGAGCAGTCCCCATGACGGAACTGTATCACCCGTTGAGGGTTGTTTTCTAGAATCGAATTACTAACCGCAACAACTTTGATAGTTGGGAGCGGGGCTGGTGGGGCTTCAGCAACTGACGGAACCCCCCCAAATAACAGTAACCCTGTTGTGGTGGCAAGAATATGTTTTAACATTAAACCTCTAATCGTATGTGGATATAGTCATCAACTCATTCACTTGTTGTGGGTATATGAGGAATCCTTTCGCTGGATTGTCTGAGTTAGGTGCCGCGACCCGTATCTGGAGTTTGTCCTTGTTCGCTCTGAGATATCGTTTTAGTCTGCCTAGTTCTATTATACAGAAAGCGTTGGGAGAAAACACATACACCCACCATTTCGCTTTAGTTACCGCTATACCAGATGGCTTCCAGCCTGTGTTTCGTGGGTTCTGTTCAAACTCTACGAAGATTCTTCCGTTACGGAATCTGTCATACTTTACTTCGAAGGAACCTTCACTTAGGTCTACGAGGAACTGCTTGACTATTTCCTCGCCTTGATGTCCGAACGCTAAATCTTTTGTGAAGTCATGCGGGTTGATGTCATGTGACGGTTGGTACCCTTCGGTGCGTTCAATCATTGTCTTTGACTACCTCGTAGCCACGGTTCATGAAAGCATCCATCGCTTGACGCTCACGCGGAGACGCACCCATGCTGGCTGGGTAAGGGTTCACACTGTAGATTCGTTCCATCAAACATTCGTATAGTTCGCGGGCTATATCTTCCATCGTTATATCCCTTCCACCCATGGTTCAAGTTCGCTTTCAGCGACATCAACCGCGGACAAAATACTCCTACCATACTGAACCGTATATCGCACAGCCCCTGACGGATGTGTCGCATTGATAGATTCAATAGTGCCTTGCTCGTCGTCGATGACAACTTTGTCTCCGACTTTATATTGTGATGTGTTCATTAGTATCCTGCTTTCTTGAGTAAAGTTAATAAGTCTTCTAGTCTTAAGACCGCATACTGGTCTGCGGGATTACCATAACTACGACGCTTCGCCACAACTATCCCTAGTTCTGCTTTAGCGTTATCGCGTTCCGTTTGGGCTTCATGTAACCACCCAGAAAAGTTCAACACCTTCTGGTTTTTACACTCCCAAACAAGACGCGAATCTGTACCAGCAATATCACCCTTGTCATGTGCCCCTTGTAAGGTGCGTCGTTCCACATGAGGGTAGAAACCCGCCAAGTAGTTCACTATGAAGGTTTCGAAACTGGTTCCTTTAGCGCGTTCTTTCGACACGTTGCCACTCCTCTGCTAACAGTTGGCGAAACAAAAGGCTTCTGCCAATGTTCCGTTCTTTGCACAGATGTTTAATGTTTGCCATCTGTTCTGTTGTTAAACGCAGTGACACCATCGCAGTTGAACGATGCTTACCTGTCGGGTCTACCGTCCTAAAGTTAGCCATTGATTGTTTCTTTCATCGTTGAGAACGCTGTACGCAATGTTGTTAAATCTTTTTGTAAGATTTGTCCAGCCCAATTCAAACCCGCTTTTTCTGCTACTGCGTTAGGTGTTAGCCCTGCTTTTTCGCAGGCATCAACGAACTGTTTGACCTGAATCTTGGTTAGCGCCGAGTTGTCGTCGGTCACGGGAGAAGCCACAGCCTTGCCTGCTAGTGGCTTTCCCGCTATCACCGATTTGCTTTCATCCCATTCCGACTTTGACCATAGGCTCAGACAGATACCAAACCGCATTGATGCGTTACGAAGGAAGTCTCCTATGAGTTCTTTATCTAAGTCAGGTTTGTCTGCCCGTACTGAGCCGACACCTAGCATCGATTTGCCTAACACTGTGAGGTTGCCCCACATGGTTGCCATACCGTTTGTTTCGTTGATTGCTGGTCTGCCATTGTTCCAACCGCATGGCTCCCATGACCACATCGGGTCTATGTCTATGAGGATGCGGTTAATTTCTGCGTGACCTACGAAGTCCAGTTGGATGCCACCTCGCGGTAGTTTCCCTACGATTGACGGGTCTGGTACACCGTACTTGGTGATGATATCTTCTAGTTTCATTATCGTTCTCCTTTCAAGAGAAGTGTTCTGTTAGTTACTTGCTTACTGTATTTTTCTGCTATCGCTGGTTCCATTGCTTTCAATGTTTTGACATCCAAAGACGCCCACGACTTACCTTTCCATGTGGCTACAACAGTGCCGTTCACAGTCGCGTACTCATTTGGTCCTATCATGTCGCACAGTTCTGCTTTCAATTGGTCTTCTAACTCCCCGTATGCTTTCAATTCTTTCTTAACATGCTTAAGTTGTGCTACAAGTTCTGATGCTGTAGGTGGCAGTTCGATAGTTGTGTTCTCTGGGCGCTGGTAACGGGTGCTAATCGTTTCGTATGACCAGTGGACGCCTTCGGGTGTGATACCTAAATCTATTGACACCAACCATTTCGCTACAGCGTCGCAGTGTTCTTGCTTTTCTGCGTCAGATATTTTCTGTTCAACAATGTGTAACACCATGGTGCTATCAAATACCGCCCATGTGATTACATCCACGTCAGCGCAGATTGCTTGCTGTGTCCCTTGGATACGCCAGTAGTCAGGTAGTTCGCCACCCCATTCACGGTTCATTGTTTTGATTTCCAACACCTTACGGACAGCACCGTCTTCGTATAGTCCGTCGAGTGTGGCTATCATGCGGGCGCCGTTAGGTGTTTCTGCGACAAACATTTCTTCTGGTGTGATGTATTTGATTCCAGTTTTATCGCAAGCCCATTCAAGTACGAACGGTTCCAAACGGTTACCGCGTTCCATGGCAGGGTTCGGTGGTATTGGTGATGGTGGGATGTCACCTAATAGTTCTGCCGCATATTTGTCTGCTGGCACGAATGGGTGTAGCCCGTAGATTGCTGCTACTGCTGACGCTGAAACTCGTTTGCGTTTATTGGTGTCCCAAAATCTTAGGTCTAACCAATCTTGTTCCCCGTGTGTAGGTTTGGTGATGCGTTGTAAAGTAATTTCCATGCGTTTCCCTTCGTTAAGTTGATGTGTGTATCACCCTACAGGGCGGTATCACGTTTGTCAAGTATCTACGAAAGAATTTTTATATTCTCCACCATCTTCGACGGGATAGCAAGTATGTGGTCGCATGATTCATCAATGAAAGACTGCGCTATAACGATGTGGTTAGGCTTCGCGTCAGGTAACAGCCACCCTAACGATTGTACGACAGCAGGTTCCCGTTCAACGTCTGTGACAGGCATCCAGCCTGTGCTAACAGAGTGTGCGTCATGCCATGTGATGAGTACCATCGTATATTTGTACCCTTCGTCCATTGGATTAGTTTACTTGTTGGTATGTGAGTGAGGCAATCATGTGGTCTAGTGCGTTGAGTGCGTCAAAGAATTCTTGTTCTTCTGTGTGACTTGAGACACGGGCTTTTATCAAGAATCTTCTTATATTGTATAGCGTTTCTTCTGTCATAAGACCTGACAAAGTATCAGGTATCTGTAATGTTAGTCAGTTATTTTTGTGACTATTTATATGCTCTTTCAAATTGTCCGACACTTTATCTAGTTTGGTTTCAACCGTACCAACACTCTTAAAAACATGTTGCAACATACCCGCAACAACAGCATGGTCATCCTTGTTTTCTTTACGAACCATAGCAAGCAACGTGACCATAATCCCACCGACAGCAGTGACAATAGCCGAAAGAACTAACGCCCACCCGCCATCCATACTATGCGGCTACTGGTCTTGCTTCGAAATCTAGTACCGCTTGCGGAATGTTATCTCCAGCACAATACCTGATATGCCATGGCTCTGATTGAACTTCCCAAGAGAAACCATACTTCGCACAATTCTGCAACATCCAATCCAAACGCAAACCATTAGCAGACCAAACATCAACAGCCAAACCCCAACCATGATTACTGGTTCCAGGCGAAGCCATCACAGCCAAACCTTTCTTCAGATACCATTTCTTGCCCTGATAAGTACGGGTAGTACCTGTACCAGTATCAGTCTCAACGAACCGTGTCATAAACCCTGACAACTGTTGCTGAAAAGTACGGTAAGCATCAGCGCTAGATGTCGGCTTAAACGGTTTAGTACCTTCAACTTGCATAGCGGCGTCGTGCATCGCTTCCCAAGCGCGTGCTGCAAGATGATGCAGTTTCCCTGACGGTGTGATAGGACGCAAGATGGCTTCAGGCAAACGCCCGTTCTCTGCTCCCTTCAAATCTTTAGGGAGTTTAAGTTCGCTGACAGGTAACTTCATTACTTCTTCGCAGAACCGAACGCTGCTGAAATTTCTTCTGAACTAAGTTCACCATCAACAGACGCGGCGGCAAGTTTTTGGATAACACCAAACAACGCGGTCAAACCAGCAACACCAGCAGACTTAACAATGTCAACACCGAGGATTGCACCACCAGTAATGATAGGTAACGCACTCGCAATAAACAATGATACGAGTCGTTGGCAGAGGTCTAAAGTTTTGGCAATCATTGAGTTCATTCTGTGTCTTTCTGTGTAAGGGATATTACTGAGTGTAGCAAAATGCCGAATCCTGTTAATAGCAATGCTTGGCGTAAAGTCGGACCTGACAAGGTGATTAACACCATGCCTGTTCCAACCCATGTCCAAGTGTTATCTGCTAGGTAGGCGAGGATGCGTTTCATTTGCGTCTCATCTTACTAGATGTGCCTGTAGCAATTAAAGCCCCCGCTGCTACAAGGCTTCTGCGTTCGCTGACAGGGATGTTAGACCCTGCTGGCACATAATCCTCAAACTGTGAGCCGAAGATGTTGACTTTCTTTTCGAACGCTTTACGAACTTCTACGGGTGCCACTTGGATGGCTTCGGTAAACGCTTCCAGTTCGGTGTTATCTAATACGGTTACATCCAGTTCTTCAAACAGTTGTTCGGCTTGGTCTACCGTTAAGGCTTTAAGAACTTCGGGGCTGGATACCAATTGGGTGATTTGCTCGTTGCTGGCTTGAGCAGGTATAGTGACTGTCAATGAACTCTCTACTGGTGGTACTTCTGTTTGTGTTGTTTGTACCTGTGGCTGTACTGGTGCTGTTTGCTGCGTTGTTTCGACGGGAACAGTTGTCTGAGGAACAGTCGGAGTTGGGGCAGTCGTACTGGAACGAGGCACGAAAGGAACGGTTATAGATGTTGGTGGTGCAATTGTTTCAATTGGTGGTGGCACTGTTTCAGGTAGTCGGGTTTCTGTTGTTAGAGGTACATCAATTTTTGGTATTGATGTTGATACTGGTACGGGAAGGGTCGTTTCGATGGGTCGCACTTCTATTGGTTGCGCTATTGTCCCCGTGGGTACTGCTACGACGGGTTCTTGTACGGGTAGAACGACGGGAGTGGTAACAGGTGCGATATAAATTGTTGTTTCTACTATCTGCACTGTTGTTGTGGGTGTCGTGGTCGTCGCTGGTTCAGTTGTTGAAGTTGTTGTGGAAGTTTCTTGAACACGGATTGATGTAGATGTTGTTGCAGGCAATGTCGTTGTTGTACTTGGCTCTACTGTTGTGGTCGTTGTTGAGGTGGATGAAGTCGTAGTAGATGAAGTAGTTGTAGATGAAGTAGTAGTAGTAGGTGCTACCTGAGTAGTAAACGCGCTATTCGGTACAATCACGAAATTTGCGCCGTTGATACTCCAAGCCAACATGTAGCAGGCGTAACCGCCACCTTCGAAAAACCAGCCGTCTAAAGGGTACTGTCCTTCTGGTAACACGAACAATGTCGGTGTTGACCATTGGCATCCTTTCAGGTTCCATGTGCCGAACTCTGCGGTTTCACCAATCTGCATTGTGCCACCATCATCGGATGCAATCATAAAACTTATTGACTCGTTCTCTGGAATGTTTATGTATCCTGTGTAGTGGACCATGAACCAGTCGTTAGGGCATTGTTGGAATGGTTCGCCGTCGAAGTTGCGGTTGATGTTGTTTTCTGTTTCGGTTCCGCATGACTGGTATTGGGTGTCAGATTTGATGGGTATGCCGCTAGGGATTGTGTACCCGATGGCGGTTAGTCCTGGGGTTGGTTCGGCGCGGGCTGGTAGTGGGTAGAAACTGTATAGGATTGCTGGTAGAGGTATAAGCCAGCGACTTAAACGAGTTCTATCCACTGCTTGTTCGGTTCAAACCACGCATACCGTTTTGTTTCTGACGCATCTGATGGCATCGGAGTTGGTGGCTGCCAGTCATGGTTGCTGTCTAACGCCCAAGAAGGAAACGGAGCAGGTGCAATGAACACATCTGCTACAGCATCATATGTGTAGCCGATACCTGCGTACTGTTTACGGATACGGTTGTTGTACGAGGTTTGTACCCAAGTGCCACCGAAAAGATTTGTACAAAACTCTGCACCTTTAGACTCAACTTCAACCCCGTCAACAAGTAGTTCGTTGTTGTGTACGACGATTCCTTGTACGACTTTGCCGTTTTCTATTTTTACGAAGTGTGCCATATTTTTCTCCTAGAAGGTTATTGTTCCTGAACCTGTGAAAGTATAGATTGTGCCTGAAACTGTTGGTGAACCTGTAGTCGATGCTGCCGTAAGTCCTGCGTCAATAATGACTACACCGCTACCACCAGCACCACCAGCAGATGCAAGCGCACCAGTGTCCGTACCTGCACCACCACCACCACCAGTATTTGCTGTGCCAGCAGTGCCAGCCGTATTTGATTTACTACCATCGCCACCGCCACCAAGACCGCCAACGCCTGCAGTGCCAGCGCTACCAGTACCGCCACCGCCACCACCTGCATAGTAAACAGATACGCCGCTAATATTTGTAGCGACACCAATGCCACCGTTACCGCCAGTGCTACCAGAACCGTCAACACCAACCGCACCAGCGCCACCACCGCCACCACCTGGGAATGGTGTAGCAACCGAGACTTGATGATTACCGCCACTGAAACCTTGGTTTGTTGTACCAGCACCAGGCGTTGATGCAATGCCCTCAGCGCCACCACCCGAACCGCCAGTAACACCAACACCGCCCTGATAACTACCACCGCCACCACCGACAGTTGTAATAGAAACACTTGTGCCAACAATTGAGGATGTTAAACCGTTGCCACCAATATTGCCAGGTGATGCAGTAATCGTTCCGCCAGCACCACCAAGTCCAACAGTGATTGTGTAGGTCACACCAGCAACAACAATGAATCCAGTTTCAAGTGTGCCGCCACCGCCAGTTGCAGTAACAGTTGAGCGAAGTCCACCCGCTCCACCACCGCCTTGACCTGTACCGTCTGCGGCACCTGAACCGCCACCGCCGCCAGCAACTACAAGATAGTTTGCAACAGGGAGTTTTTCGTCACCTGTAGGGAAAGCCCAAGACGACAACGCTGTACCAATTAAACCACGCTTATCGAAACGCATCAGAAAGTAATGCTTCCACTACCAGTAAAAGTATAAATAGTCCCACTCACTGTAGGTGAGCCTGTAGTTGATGCTGCGACTTGTCCTGCGTCAATAATTACAACACCGCTACCACCATTACCGCCATTACCTGTAGCCGCGCCATTACCGCCACCGCCACCACCCGTGTTTGCTGTGCCGTTTGTTCCGCTACCAGATGAATTACCTGCACCACCACCACCAACGCCACCAGCACCACCACTTGTACCGTAGGAAGTACCGCCACCGCCGCCGCCTGCATACGCCACAGAACTGCCCGTGATTGAAACGCTTACACCCGCACCGCCATCGCCACCAGTCGCGCCAGGCGAGTTACCGCCAACCGCGCCAGCACCACCACCACCAGCCAAAGAATAATTTGGTGCACCGCCACCAGTACCACCACCGAAACCCTCATTTGCTGTACCAGCACCACCAGTTTTAGTACCTACCGCAGGTCCACCGCCGCCAGACCCGCCTGCTACCGCTGGATAATATTCGTTTGAACCGCCAGCACCACCACCCGTTGAAGTAATAGTTGAGAACACAGAATTAATGCCATTTGAACCCACAACAGTTGTGCCACCCGTGCCACCAGCGCCAACTGTAACCGTGTACGCAACACCCATCGCAAGTACTAGTGCAGATTCTAAAGTACCTCCACCGCCAGTAGCAGTGACACTTGAGCGAATCCCACCCGCGCCACCACCAGCGCCACCGTTACCACCACCGCCAGGACCACCGCCAGCAACTACAAGATAGTTTGCAACAGGGAGTTTTTCATCACCTGTAGGGAAACTCCAACCAGATAACGCTGTGCCAACCCTAGTACGCGGTGCGTGCGGTCTACCCACAAAAACCTAAACCGTTATTCGGTTTACATATCCAAACAACGAAACTTTAGACGCTGTAGCAGCGAAGGCTCGCACAACTTTCGCTGTAGCGTTACCCTGAATTACCAGACCAGCACAAATTAGAACAAGACCAGCCTGAGAAGCAAGAGTAGATTTGATTACATCTTTAGGCGAAGTAACACCACCATATTCAAGAGTTAAAACAACAGAACTTGAATGGTCGTTGTATGCGTACAACCACAACTCATCAATAGTTGTCGCAGTAGTCGACGCTGTATGAATCGCTGTACCTGCCGTAGCAGTAGCAACAACAAGAATACCCAAACCATCGCCTGTAGTACCTGCTGGTTGTAACGCTAACTTAGTGAATGTTGATGCCATATATCTCCTATATTATCCGAATACTTGTGAACCTAAAACCAACTGGTCACTATCACCAGCAACACCACTAGCAGGCAAAACAGCCCACGCAGGGTCAGTACCATCCGAAGTTAGCACATAGCCTGCCGCACCAATACCAAGACGAGCAACAGTAGGACCGCTACCCATCTTAATCAAGTCACCGCGAGTGGTCATCACAGCAGCAAGAGTGTTCGCCTCATCAGCGTCAGTAGCAGTGAACACAGGATAACAAGTAGCACCAGCAGCATGAGAAGCAGCAGTAGTACCATCAGCACCGCGAGTCATACTCGACAACGCAGAACCTGTACGAGAACCAACCAAAACTTTTTCTTCAGTAACCAAACCTGGGTCGATAACCATGAAGAACGGACCTGTCGCCGTACTATTCCACGCTGTCACAGTCCCCGTCAACAACGCTGTAGTGTCACCAGCGGTAATAGAGTTCGTGAGTGTACACGCTGGCGCCGCACCCGCATAAGAACGTCTAGTAACTGCTGCCATTTACACTCCTAATCTTGAACCGAACGCATTGTAACCGTACAAGTTCCCTCAAGGTCCCATGTGTCTTGGTACCCGTCTACTATCTGGAACTCTAAATCTTCTACCACTACAGAATATGTTTCATTATTTTCTTGGTAGTTTACCACAACAGGATTTGTTACCAAGTCCCGTAATGCCTGTAGTTCTGATTCTACATCAAAATAGTATTCGGTTGCATGAACCACAAGCCTATGGTGCATGAGGATTGGGACACGGAAAACTTGGCTGCGGGCTGGCGAAGCGTATGCTCTAGCCATCCAACGGGTCAAAGTTGGGGCTGTTGTTGCTGAACCTCTGGCAAGAACGAGTCTGAATTTTGCTTCAATGAACTTGTTTTGTGGACCTGTCGCCACTGCTTCTGTAGCCAGAGCAGCGTTGTGTGGTGTCATCGACATAAAATCCCCAGAATCTAAAGCAATGTATGGGGTTACTGTGCCGTAAAGTGGGGTGGTTCTAATATCAAATTTGGCTACAAATTTGCGGTCTGGGATACCCCAACGGTAGATGCCTGTAACTATGTCGCCTTCTGCCACAAAGTTCGCTGAGTCTTCTACATACACTCCTGCGCCTGATACTGCGAACACCCGTTTGTTACTGTATGTAGCACACGATAGGACATTAGCGGTTGATGTGTGCATCAAATCTGATGCGTGCGCTGGGGTGTTTGTTGCTATCAAAGTAGATAAATCGAGGCGACCTAAACCTGTTGATGTTGAATCGTATTGTGACCATGTGAACCAAATGAATTTGTCTTCAGCGGTGAATGAAAGAACTTGTCCTGTTGTTGGGATGAGTGCGCCTGCTGTCAGGTTTGATGAAGCGTCTGCTGTTGCGTACCGTACACCTTTGTTTGTGCCGATGGCAATGCCGCCAAGGTATCCGTAGATTGCTGTAGGTATTTCACCTGTAGGTAAATCGAGTGCTACAACTGGTTGGTCTAATACGCCTGCTGATGTGATAGTGATTTTGTAGATTGCGCCACGGTCACCTGAGTAGCCTGCCGCGTAGATGGCGTTCTGACCTGAAGCGAAACTAACCCAGTTCCATGTTGATATCGGGTGGGCGTAGTCGTCGCCGCCGATGTTTCCTGTCGGGTCGTAATACAGGTCTGTTGCGGATGAAGATACGCTATCTCCGCTGACTATTAGATGTCCTTTAACGAAGTCGACATAATATAGTTGATGTCCGTAAGCGACATTGGATGCGGTGTGTGACGAGTTAACTTTCCATAGACCGTAACTGTTTGTTGTGCCAGCGTATGTTAAATAAATGTTTGTGCCATCTGACGCAATATCTCTTGGGGTGAGTGCAGGTAGCCCTGACACAGAATTCCATGTTGGTGACGCATCAAACGGGTTAGATGAATACCTGACCGCTGTACCATCTAACATATATAGTTCGTTATTTGCTACAACCACTTGCAGATTGGTGTTCGCTGACGACTGTGATTGTTTAGTTGCGTTCAGTAATGTCAACTGTCCTTTAGCCCAAGGGTTAACACCTTTGCTAGAGTAGTAACGGTAATCTTGACCTTCGGCTGTGTCAGCATATTTTTGTCCAGCACCGTAATGCCATGACGATTCACCTCGACGCCATAACCCTTGAGGGTTGATAGCAGCCTCACCTGGGCTTGTTGATTGGTCTACAGAGTCACGGACACGCGGTTCAAAACCTCTAGTGAACGTGCCTGCTTTGAAATCGGGAAGGTATGGTCTGCCGTTGATGGCAACTGGGAAAATGTCTGGGACAAGTTGTGTTGTTGTACCACCAGCGAAGAACCGTGGCGCTGGGCGAAAAGCGTCAGTGAATCTTAGTAGTGCCATTGGCGTTTAATCTTTAGATAAGAATGTTGGGTATGCCCTTGCTAGGCGTGCTGCTTCTGCTTGGATTCGGTCGCGGCGTAATCTAATTAAACTTGCTGTGCTGTTACCTATCGCCCCAATTGTTACTTCTTCTGCGCGTCGTGTGTCGCCTTGTGATTCTGTGAAGTTTCGTTTAATTTCCCTTGGAGACATCAATCGTATCTGTGTGCCTAATATCACAATGTCTGTCACTGTTTCTTGCACACCACAAGTGCTATTGATATCGGTTGCTTCCGCTGCTACCGCGGTGTATGCAGCCTTGTAAACAATGCGAAGACGACCAGGGAATACTGATTGGTCGAAACGTAACGCAAACCCTGAAGCAAAATCGTCTGTTGGCATATCGCGGATAAGACGTATTTTGCGGGCAATAGGGTAATCGTCTGTCTGATATCTGACTGATACCGTCAACAAATCTATAATGTTTGTTACCGCTGTAAGGTTTATCATCGGGTCAGAACCGTTATAATCTAGGTTCATAGTTTTCACTTGGAACAAACCGTTCATTGGTGATGACAAATCTGAAAGTTCATCGTTCACCGCTTCAAGTACTTGCGCTCTTGGGA